ATGAGTACCACCCATCTCTGAATTAGTTATGGACCGGCATACGCCGCAGTAGTCCCAACTCATATCATTAATTTTACCCTGTTCAAGCCTTAATCCTGAATGATCAGGGTAAATTATCTCTACATATCCCATTATTCATCCTTTTCAATAACTTTAACTGCTTCACATGGATATTCAGGGCGATTAAAAGCATCATGACCACTGCAATAAATTCTAGTGATTCCATCTAAACCTATGACCTTAAAAGGCAGATGCAATTCTTCATTAACCATTATTTATCCCTTGGCTCTTGTGGCACCCAAGTACCTTGTGGTGTCAAGTTGTACCAGATCGCGCATTTCTTGTTAGCCGGGTCATTTCTACGGCATACATATCCACGATAAGGCTTACCCATCTTATTAGTACCTTCTTTTAGGATCATCTCACCATGAGCGCAATTAGGTATGGACTCAATTACTTCAGCGCCTAAACTTTCTTGTAATGCGCCCACCGCCGTACTCCATGCATCCGCCTCTTTTACTGGCTTTGGCTTTTCAGCCACGAATGACTCCCAGTCATTATTAGACTTGATAGGAGCCGACTCAACTTTCTTCATATCATCAGCCGTAGCAGTATTTCCACCCTTTAGAAGTGTTATACAACGCCCAATTGCGCTAGTTGCGAGATCTTCTGCGTAGAATCGTTGCATTGGTCGTGGATAATCGCTTTGCCGGCCTCTGGCAATATTTTCGACACACGGATGGTTATCGTTCGAGTCACGATAGATCGCGGCCCAGACTGACATTCTCTCTTCTTTAGGGTCATCACTAATGATCTCAACTCTGATCCTTCCCATTGGGTAATTTTCTTGAAACCATTTATTAAGTTGTGCAACAGTTTCATAGTTACTCATATCAAAAGCCATCTAAATTAACCTGCTTTCCTTTTCCATAGTTCATTTGCTCTTCCAGGGTGAATCTACTGTGGCAAGTACGATATTCCTTGCAATCGCACCCCCAGTGTGTCACCATCAACAGACAATCATTACAGTAGGATCGATATGTCCCGGCCTGGCGTCTTTCAGATATAACTGTGACGGATGCGCCCTTTTGGGCCAGGACATTCGACTTGGCGAATCTATTTTTGCAATAGTCGCACCATACGTTAGGTCTAGCCTTTATTATTGGCAATTGACTTACGCAGTCTAACTAAGATCTCCTTCTGATCAGCACGGCCTTCGTTATAGCCGATAACCCATCCAGCAAAGAAAATCATTGTGCCTAGAAATAACCACCAAAGTAGTTGAATGATCTCGTAGTACATTAGTTTTCCTCGCTATCAATCACACGCATGGCTAACTTAAAGCCAACTGCGCGTCCGAGCCAATAATTACGATCTGATGAATTCTCTGCTCGGATAATCTCATCCAGGGCACAACGCTCCAGGATCTCTAGCGACTCTAAAATTTCCTTATGCATTTACATCACTCCAAATCTCTGCTACGTAGTCGGTCACAAAACACCATTGAAGCATTCCGCCATCAAATGTTGCAGTTAGGTTGCAGCCGCGCTCTTCAATATATTGGCGGCATAGTACGATGGATGCGTAGTTATCTACCCAGTAGATATAACCTGAATCTGGTAGTTCGTCATCAAAACGATCCAGTTTTGTAGCCCACTCTTTGTTGGACCAGATCATTGAGTCCTGAGTTAAGCGTTCGAAGTCTTGCTCTGTTATATTCATTTTAGCCCTTTCGTGCCAGAGGGTCTGGCAACACCTGAAGAATGACAGATTTGGCAAAAAGCAACAACCGAAATACCGGCGTGTCTTATAACGATTTCGTTATAAAAGGCCTTGGAAAGTACCGCCCTCTTCCCACTGATCCATGGCTATATCCAGGTTAGGTTTAATCTCAAAATCAAGCATAGGTTTTCCTATTGAAAGTGAATGAGCCATCTTTGTTGATAGGTATAAGGGTAGTGGTCATATTTCGGCCATCCCAATCAAGCACGGCTATACCCATCTGCCAATTGGCTAATCCTCGCGTATAAGAGGCTTTAGCCTTGTTCATTAGGTTTCCTACCTCAACGCCATATAAAGGCCTGTAATGGCCGTATAAGCCCTCAGAATAGGCACTCTGGCCCAGTCTATGAGTGTGGCCACAGACTACGCTCTTACCGGCTCTCTTGGCCAAATTTAGGGCAGTTAAGCCAGCATTAGAATTGGCAGATCCTTCATCTCCGTGAGCCAGGATCCAGCCCTTCTCAAATTCAAAAAACTTCTTATGGAATGTAATTCCCATTGTCTCAAAATCCATGAATTTCTCATATTGCAATTCAGGTAGGCTGATTAGCCCTGGTACTTTGAGTAGGGTGTTGTATAAGCGATCAGTGTGATTAGATCGCACTATATGTGCCTCTTTGGCATTCTCTGTTAAATCCCAGAGGATTTCTTGCGTACGCTTGCGATCAGCGTTGAGTGTCTGCTCATAGGCTAACGGGGTTTTCTCACTCCAACGTGAAATGGTCTGAAAATCAATTTCATCTCCAACGCATAATACGGAGTCAAATTTTTCTCTTCTTGCTAATTTGGTAACGTTTTTAACTGCTTGCTCATGATGATATGGGACTTGTAGATCCGATATAACTAAGTAACGCTTAATCGTCATCCTCTTCATCGAACTCGCTCGGATCGATTGTGTCGGGGCTATTCGGGGTTAGCCAGTCTGGTAGGTATGACTTATCCGCCATTATGGCGAGAGCGATATCAACCGAAAAGCCAGCCTTACGGGCTGCTTTATAGATCTCATTCATTTGAATGAAATAGGTCTCTAAAGGTGTGTAATCATCCTCTTTAACTGTTCGGACTTTACGCACTGCTTTTCGGTTCGAAGCCATGGGAATTATTGTCTCTCTAATAACAGGGTGTAAATATCATCGACACGCTTGTGAAGCATTTTTATTTCACCAAGCAAGTGATTAATTACGAATGCAGACAACCCACCAATAATGCCAATAGTGGATAGATAAAGAGTTATGAATCCGTTGGTGGTCATACGATAATCTTCCAGACATAAACTGTTGCAGAAGAGCCGCCACCATGAAATCCCCAGACTTCTTGGTTATCAGCCAGAATCATCTTAAAGATTTCTTTGGTTGCAATTAAGAATCCATTGGAAGCAGAAACAGAAGAATCGCCACCAATGTAAATATCAGCACCAGCAGTGATGGTTATTTCAGCAGGAGAACCATTCGTAGAGGCTAATTTTACTGGTGTGCCATCAACTGTGTATTGGCTATTTGTTGCCATCGATAGTATCCAATCCGGCTTCTACCGCATCAACAACAATATCGCCAGCCTTTTTATGCTCACGATATGATCGGATCGCTGCTCTAGCGGCTGCTAAGCAAAATCCACCAATTGCAATTAGTATTACTTCTTTCATTTACTCTCCTAGTATTTTGGTCTGAATACGAGGAAAACTGATGAAAGCCCACGCTCCTTACGAGCCACGCAGTCTCCATTGCTCTGGCTACCTTTTTTGGGATCAGAACTATTGCTTGTATTTCCCTCAATAGTTGTCAGAGCATTCTTACTGTTTAAGCCCTTTTCAATTATACCGATATGGACCGGTGCTTTTTTCTTGCCTGAGAAGTCGAATGCAACAATGTCTCCCGGACGTGCATCCTTTGGATCAATAACTAACCCGGATTTTTCAGCCCACTTGCAGATTTGAATAACTGATGGGCTATTAAGAATATCTCCAGCATGGCCAGACTGTTGAATGCACCAGACAACGAAGTCTGCACACCAACTTTCGGCTGGTCTCCCTAGGGCTTTGGAATACTTGTTAGCGTTCCCTTTGCCTTCGGTGTAGCCGATTTCTTTAATTGCTAAATTAATTGGCGAAGTCATTATGAAAGTAGAAGTTGTGCTTCCTCAGCCGTAATGCCTAACTTCTCCAGTAGGGCTTCACGCGCTGCCGCTTTTGCTGCAACCTCAGCCTTTAAGGCTGCTATTTGTTCAATATCTTTTTCATATTGTGCAAATTCTGCATCGTTCATCTCGCGGTCAATAACTTCATCAGTTTCGGTATTATGAATGCGAATCATTGGTTTTTTTGTCATTTTATGCAACTCCGTAGATTTTGACTGTTCCTGCTGTATAACTGTTTGAACCCGGAAATATAGTGATTGAGGTTATTGCGCTTGTATTTTTCCAAAGTGCAGCGCCATTAGTAGATACGAAATAAGTGCCACCTGATTTGCCCTGTGCGCTCCATTGGATAACTTTTGATGATGAAGTATTTGCTGGCTCATAAATTCTAATTATGCCAGCGTTTTCAGTGTTCCCATTATCCCAACCAGCCACACCCATTGGAGTTAAGCCAAAGTTAGTGGCTGAACGACTTGCCTGTGTTGAGCCTGAGTTTCCTGCATCTTGAAAAGCATAAACATAATTATAATTTGCGCTGCTATCATTATTTGGGCGAACTAATATTTCATAACCACCACTTGCATTCACGCCATTAATATGAATTTCCAAATAATTATATCCTGTTGAACTTACTGAAATTGAGGTTGAAGTTCCTGAAAGTGTAGTAGTGGATAGAAGTGTCATTCCACCACTTGCAGCAGAACCCCACTTTAAGCCAGTTGTAGCAGTTGAATCGGCAAGTAAAACTTGTCCATCTGTGCCAACTGGTAGGCGTGTGTTGGTAGTTGAATAAGTGTATAAATCGCCCTTAGTAGTTAAAGGCGAACCGCCAGAAGTATGAAGGTCATTTAACTCTTCACCTATGGCGTTCATGTTTGACGCGGTTAGGACATCGCCTGTCGCGTAGTCGGTCTTGGCTGGCCAAGTTGCTGTCATTATATCTCCTTAGTATCCCAGAATAGAATTATAGTCCCCAAGAACGCCATAAAGTTCGCTATTGAGGATAAAACTCCCAACAATAGGCTCACTCACAGTAAAAGTAGTGCGCCAAAAATTTGGAGTAATTGTGTGGGCTATACCCACCACTTGTAAAGTACGATCAATAACTGTGCCATCTTGGCCGACATTTTTGATCCGGAAAGTTTGGAAATAATCGCCACGTAAAGCCGCTTCTATACCATCAGCATAATCTGGTAAATTAAGATCCAAAGTCATGCTATCGATACGAATAGCGGTTTCGGCTCTTGTGGCTACATAATTTTTGGCTATATTCAAAGCATCATTATTAGTTAATGCAACTACGCCAGATTGCGTATAAGTATGAGGGAAATATTTAGCAACAGAATCAGCATTAGAAGCAGATTGTTCAGTACCGCCTACTATAGTTATTTTGGCTTGATTGATGATTAATTTATCGTCCAATGCTGGAATTATATTGTAATAAGGAATGCCATCACCGGCGTTAGAAAAGAATAAAGGATCTTTACCAGATTGAGCCATTAGCCAAGCGCGACTATGGAATTCAGCAGCGCCTTCCCCGTTCATGTAGAACGCTCCCTGCTCCGTATATTCGACCATTTTCAAAGCATCTAAAGCAGTGCGGTTGGTACCTGGATCTGCTTGGCAGATAGTCTCACTGCCACCAGTAGTAATAGATCTCATAGAACTTGGCCAGGAAATTGAATCTAAGATTTTATTGATACGTGTCCCGGTATCTTGGCCTGATGCCGTATCTGGAATAGTAGATACGTTAGACATTTGGAATAGACGAAATGCGTCTGTGGCCTGTATTGTGACGTAGCCCACTACCTGATCTTTAGGATACGTATATTGGTAACTGGTCACATATCCAGAAAATACATAATGAGTTTGTCCGGCATATACTCCATAGACGCGAATTTTGCGTAAAGGGACTAAATCCGGCCAATAAGGAGAACTTTCATTTGTGGGATTCCAAATTCCTGTTGGATCGGATATTGTAAAAATTGCTTGCGCTGCTTCAAATTGATCTCTTAAAAGATTGTACCCACCCTGAAGGCTGATATTTAATACTTGATCAGATATATCAACAATTTTCGGAGCCGTACTGGTAGATCCCAAAGTACTAGTTCCTAATACACCATTTTGGACATCATCAAGTATAAAAGGATATCCAAAAACTGCCCCCGAACTAAAGTCGAAAGTTACGCCTACTTGTACTGGATATGTCATTAGCCGTTATTTATCGGGTTGATGCGGTAGATACTAGCCGGGGTGCCAGTAATACTTTGATTTTGAAGTGAAGCAGTAATATCACCATTTACAACATTTAAATTAATATCTATTGATCCAGAATTATTTACAGGAGTAGAACCATATAATCCGCCAGAAGTACCATTATAATATTGTGACCACGATCCTGCATTAGTATCTGTTGAGGCTACGCCCGTAGAAGATACATAATAAGTACCAGAAGCAATTGCTGAAGCCATAGAAGCAGGGATTGGGACTGTTTGACTAGCAATACCTAATTTTTTAAGAGCATCTATCATGCTTTCTATAGCCTTTAAGGCTTCTGCTGCTGAAGATGGCCAGCCTAAGAATGGATCTGCCTGGCGAGCCTTTAGGGCTGCCTCTTGGGCTGCAAGTAACTTCTGAGCCAATTCACCAGCGCTTTGAGCATTACCAGTTAAAAGAGCCTGTTGGGTCTGAAGGCGTAATTTTTCATCATCTGTAATTTTACCTTGAAGAGCAGCAACATTTTGAATAAGATCCATATTGAAAAGCAAGTTAGCCTTTTCCAGAATGGCTGCTTCTTTTTTAGCCTTAGCGGCTGCTGCTGCTGCAACTGCTTGGGCTTGCATTTGTTTTGTAATTTCTTTATTGCGAGCAATTTGATCTTTTTCGGCTTGCGCTCTTTTACCAGCAGCAATATCGATAGCCTTGCCACCACCCTTTGCATAAGATCCTTTAGCCATAAGAGTTTGGCCGGACCAGTCTTTTTTGAAAAAGCGAACAATTTTGGCGGCATTTGAATTTTGAATATCTTGAGCGATTACATTACCTAAAGTACCTAGAAAACCTAAAGCCTTTGAGGTTGAAGTAGCCAGGTTATTAATAGCATCAGTGACTTTATTAATGTCACCTTCTGCACCTACAAAATTACTAATAGCATCAAATAGACCTTTACCAATAGTCTCTTGCGCGTTATTTGCGGCTAAAGCCAGGGCATTCATAGGGTCGGCAGCCTTGATTAAGGCTTGCTCTTTGAATTTTTTATTAACTAACTCTTGAATCTGAGAAAATGATTTAGACTTTAATTCTGCTTGTGTCAAGCCAAGGTTATATTTACGAAGGCCTTTTAAGTTACCTACATAAGCCTGTGCTAAATCATTAGTAACTGTGGCTAGATCTGTACCGGTACCAGCAGAAGCATTAAGAGCAGTCTCAAGTATAGATTGAGACTTAGACACTGAGCCAGTAACTTGTAAAAGTGATTGCATAGCCGGACGTAATAGATCATCGGCTACCTTATAGGTTTTCTCTAAACCAGCAATAAGGGTTTTAACTCGACTATCTTCGAACGCTAAACCTAAAGCATCCAAAGTCCCTGTTAGGCTCTTAGCGGCTTGATTATCCTGGTTAAAAGCAATTGCTGAAGCCTTACCATAAGCAATAAGTTTTTGAGCAGCAAATACACCTGCAAAAGTACGGCCTAGGCTTTTAACACTTTTTTGCAGCGAATTAACAGATCGGTTGGCTTTAGCGAAAGCCGGTGCGCCAACATATTCGGCGCCAATGCCAATTACTAGATCTGGTGCTGCCATTATATCCCTCTTCTTTGCTTAAACTTTGTTGCTGAATTCTCGATTGCTTTCATGATTGCATGAGTAGCGCGTCCTTGATCTTCATCCCAAGCCTTGAACATATAGCGACCAATTAACTTAGCCTTGCGTCCCTTAAGTGGTCCCAAAGCAGTTATGAATTGACGACCAGCATTCGGGTTATTGGAATGCGATACTTTGTGGTTTAACTTATCAACTTTAGGTCCAACCCAAGGTTGTCCAGATAAACCCTTACGTCCAGCAGTTTCATAAATAGCGCCAGTAGCGGTTTTGTTTATTAAACTAGCCGCATAAGAGAAGCCCCTGCGGTTAGCCTTGCTTGGTGTAGTTCGATATCCGATACCACCACGCATCGCTTTAGCGTTGTACTTAAAAACACTATTGCCTCTATCTAATCTAGATAAAGGCGGTGTTGCTGGAATATATCCTCTTGCTTTTTGAACGATAGGTTTTAGAAAAGAGATCATCGTGGCCTGAACTTCTTTTTGAAGATCCGGCTCGAACTTACGCAAGGCTTTTCTAAGAGCCTGTGCGCCTCTTACCTCTGCTGGCATTCTCTATCGCCTTTGCTCTATCTCTCATGACCATTAGAACGCTTTTAAACATTCTTTCGCTCATATTCTCGAACTCACTTGGCGCGATCCCTGTTTCAACTGCCAGTGAGGCAATTGTGTAATGAATAGAATCGCGCGTTAGGCCAAAGGGTCTGAATCTACAACCTCTACTTTAGATAGAGTGTTTAGGAATTCATCGCCGAATGGCTTAACGGCTTCACCAGATCGTCTAATCGCTTCCCAAGCGATCCAATATACATCGGACTGCTTTTCGCTCTCTCGCATAGCCTTAAAGAATCCCATTTTCACACGATCCTCAAAAGCCACCTCGATAGCCGGGGTGATTTCATACTCTGATACATCGCCGTTAGTGCGTGTAACTTTTAACTTTGTTGCCATTGTGAAGCCCTTTCGTTGCTAGTTAGATTACCAAGTACCTGAAGTTGCGATAGTAGTTTTGCTATTGCAAGTTAGAGTCAAGTCAATAGTTGCTTCGTCTGCTACGGCGCCGTTGATATCAGTTAAGTTATCCACAAGCACTGTACCTGAGTAAAGCACGTTAGTCGTGCCTACTGATGCGGTTGTGTCCTGGATCGCAGTGAATGACACTGTTGTGCCGTATGCTGCTTGAAGAGTTTGAAGCACTGAAGATGCAGCAGTGTCGTTCAAAATAGTCAAAGTGATGGTATCTGCGCTCAATCCAGCCACAAATTTGTGACTTGTGTCACCCATACTGGTCACCTCAAGTTGATCCACTTTACGATTAAGTTGGAAATTTGTAACGTGGTTTGAAAAATCGATAGAGTTCAATTTGAACCCAACCTTATTATTTAAAAAAATTGCCATGGATTATTCCTCTTCTTTCTTTGAGACTGGCTTTGGTGCTTCTTTAGAGGTTTGACCAATCTTTTCAAGAAAAGCCAAATCTTCTGGTGTTAGATTAGTCATGACTACTCCCATGAAGTTAGTACGCTGATCCGCAGGTCTGCGGTCAGTAGGTCCCCTGCCGTTGTATCAACAGATACGCCAGACAAGGTACCAATCTTATATTTTATACCCGATGCGGATAATTTATTAAACACCGCGACCATATATTCTTCAATCATTTGAAGAGCGCCTTGGTTGTCCAATAGTGGTACATATAACTTAATAATAAAATTTGCTAATGGAGATACAGTATTCCAACTATTATTTGATGGAGCCAGGTACGGATCATCCGGGGCCACAATAACGCTTTGTGCGGTTGGAGTCATCGGCACGTAGGAGTAGGTACTCCATACACCAGGATTATCTAAAGCGGTGGCGATAGTATGACGAAGTTGAGTTACTGCCGTAGTCATTATTAGCCGATGCGACCACGTGGTGAAAGATATGGGCTAAGTAGGCCTTGGACACGGCGTAATAAACTGCCACCCATTCTATAAGGTGCTGGAGTAAAGTCCGGACTAACGCCGGATGCATTAGAAATTTGACGTGCTTGCCAGATATCAATTGCGATCATTAATGATGCTTCGCGAATCGCTGGTACTAAAGAATAATCGGCTGCATCGCCGTAATTTTGTCCGGCTACTTTTCCGTATGGTTGGATAAGATGATAATTTTCATCCGCGTGAGTAAGCGCGAATTGTATAAGGGAAAAGCCACGAGGATAGTTAAGTGTGTTCCACGGATAAAAAGTAAAATAAGGGAATGATCCTGAATTTGGAGTCCATGGATACGTGCTTGTAATGGTGTGTGTTCCATCGTAGATAGTTCCTGTGCCGGAGATGGTAACAGTCTGCCCTGCGACAAAAGCGCCAGCAGTAGCCAGAGATAAGTACGCATAGTTTTGGTAAACACCAGCGCCGACAACCGAATAAGAGTTAGTCCATAGTTGCTTAGAAATAATATCTTGAGAAGCCTGGCATACAGTCTCAAGAGTTGAATCATCATAAAGAGAGCCTATGCCAAGCGCAGTACGCAATTCGGTAGGTGTTACGTATGTCGCTGCCACAATTCTCCTTTATTCGGGATACTGGTCGGGCAGGGCTTCTAACCCGACCAGATCCGTTCTTTTTAGTTATTAACTAATTACGCTACATTCCACTTGCGGATACCCTTGGCATTCTTTACCAATAGTGATCCATAGCCGTAGATTGCCATTTGAACTTCCATGTTCCCAACGTTATTAACTGAGAAGTATGAAGTTGGTGACTCGTACCATGTTGCTGACTCTGGTGCGATAATGAATGCTGCGTTATCAGCAAGAGTTGATACTGCATAAGCATCAACCATTAGATCTAAGCCAAGTACGTTGCCCTTGATAGATCCTGGTGCTGATTGACCAGCAGCGTTGAATGTTTGTGGTTGTGCATTGTAAATTGGACGACCAGTTGTATCAGTTGCACCAAGCAGCGCTGACCACATTCCTGTACCTGCTAAGAAATTCTTAGCAAAGAATGAAGTTCCTGAATAAACTAATGGTGACTCTGTTGAAACGTAATCGATAATGCCAGCAGAAGTTTGTGCATAATCTTTTGTTCCAGTTGTTCCACCAGAAATAAGTCCTGCAAGAATGAATGAATCAATTGCCTTTAAATAGCCAAGTTCCATCTGACGGCTCAACTCATCAAAGAAGACTGGATTTGAGCGTTCAAGCAATTCAATAGTGATTGTTTGTTGTCCAGCGAACTTTGAAACAGTACCAGTTAGGTATTGTGAAGTCATACCTGTATTTGATGGTGCTGCTGCTTCTGCTGTTTGTGCAACAGTTGGAGCATCGTTAGTTGGTGTAATTAATGAAGGGACTTGGAAAGTCATACCTGAAGTTGGTAGTACTCCGCGTGATACTGCATCACGAGCAGCCGCAGGGAAGTTTGTATTAGATACAAATTCCTTCATATATTGAATAGGATTGAATGCAGGGTTTGTTGTGCCAATTGAATCCGCTGCTGCTTGTACAACTTGTGGATCTTCTGACGCTGCAACCCATAGTGCTGCATCCTTGTCGCCTAGAGACGCCTTAACTTTTGCCTCTACATAACGGCCCATTGAAGTAATGCCGTGACGAACTGTTTGAGATGAATAAGGCGTTGCTGCCTTGATTGTGGTGCGTGAAGCATCATCAGCATTCACCGCTGCTGCTGCCTCTGTGTTTGCTGGCGTAGTGTCTGACACTTCGGCCTCACTTTCGGTTTGGTTTTCGGTTTCCTCTAAAGCCTTTTCCGCTTCCTGAATTTTCTTCAGTCCATCGGCTGCCTTAGAAATTTGATCGATTAGTACATCTTCAGCAGTTTCAATTGCTTCTTCTGCTGCTTCTTCTGGATCTGCTGCTTGCGCTGCTACGTCTGTAACACGGGCGGACTCGAAAGCAGGACTCTCCACTAAACTGACTTCTTTTAGGATAGCGCTACTAACTACTAGCGTCCCATCTTTGCGCTCTTTAGATGAAATAACTTCAACGCCTACTGATAGGCCGTCTAAAATTCCTTCTGATGCTTTGATTAGCATATTTTCGCCATCTGCTGATGCAGATACTTTGAAAGTACCATACATCGCTGAATCATCTGAATGGAATGCTTGTGCGCGACCAATAACGCCACGTGCAGTTGCTTCATGTTGTGATAATAATTTAACTTTAGATACGTTAGGCACTTGAATTGATCCGGCTTCGAAAACTACGCGGCCCACATTTGTGTGACCAACTTCGTTACCGAATGGCACGATCTTTCCGCTAATAATTCGGCGGCCAGTATCGGCGGCTTCAATTGATGCACTAAAAGTTAGTGTCGTCATCGATATCTCCATCTGGTGTTAGATCTTCCATCGCTTTCGCTTGGTTAATATCAATTAAGCCAAGTTGAAGCATCTTTTCTGTTACGGCTAGGCGATCTAGTGGATTAGCGCGTAAAAATGTTTCATCAACTGAGAATCGAACTACTTGACCACGTGGAGTAATGTCATCCAATGATAAGCGCTCTTCAATTGCAGTGATATAAGGTTGTAATGTGTAAGCCATGAATTCTTTACGTGCATCAACAACATTTTGATAAGTCATTGAGCGATTACGTTCAGCATTGATCATGAATGCCGGTACGTTCATCATACGAGCAACTTGCGCGTTCATCATGTCAATAGAATCGTTATATGTCATTTCAGCAGGGCTGAATTGAGTAGCCTGGTATTCTAAACTATTCGTGAGATAGGCCGTTGCACGATTAAGGCGAGCCTGTTTCCAAGTTGCAAGTAATCCTTGGATTTGTTCATCAGGTAAATCAGCGCCAGTATTTTTTAGATAACCAGAAGGTTGTGGCGTTTGTGTAGCAATAGCGGCAGCAACTTGTAAATCTTGCGCTGCGCGAATAATGGAAGCCCCTCGCATTAAAATACCTTGATCAAGCATTTGGAAAGTTACTAAAGATCCAACGCCTTCATCCGGGACACGTTCGCCCTGGATCATATAATAATCAACTTCAGAATTATATTTATTTAATTTAACTGTAACGCGATCATTTTGGATCCATTCGAACCTGGCCGGTTTATTATTGTCGGCATAAATCTCCGTTACGCGCCAATAGGCCACGCCAAAAAACATTAATGAATCGATGGTCCAACTGATCGTTACAGATCGTGGCGCTCTCTTATCAGGTTGCTTAACCCACATAGGGACATCCTGTAATTCTTCGCCAGTTGCTAGTGAATAAACTTCGAAAGGAATTCCTGCAATTGGACCAACGATTAAATTACGGCACTGCGCTACTGATGGTACAGACATAGCATTTTGTCTGTCAATAGAAGTTGCATAATTGTTATAACCACCGAATCCGTAGTTACCCCAGTATTGTCCATAAGGAGCATCGTAGATCGCAGGATTAATCTGCGCTTGAATGTCGGCCTTCGAGGCAGAATCCATTTTATTAGTTGAGTTGAAGCCTAAGGCCGACAAGATACCCATATCGGGTAATTATACATAAAACTTGACAAATATCACAATTTAATCTAGAAAGATCTTCGGCGTGTTGAGTGGCTTACTGAAGGCATGAGCCAACATAGCCAGGCCAATTGCCCCGGTAACATCTCCGGCGGATTTTCTTCTGATAATTCTCCAACCTGCATCATTTTCTTTGGCGGCGCAGTTATTGAGATGGGCTACCAATTCCTTCTGACCAGAATGGACTAAGCGGTTATTGATAAACATATCGAGAAGTTGCTGGCAACTGGTATAAAATTTTTGACCAGAGCAATCTTCTAATACCTGACCAGAGTTTTTTAACTTTTCGGCTATATTTTCAGTAGCATATTTGTCATACATAATGACTCTAGGTCGATATTTGATCGCCCAATCGTTGATCTCACGGGCCATTACTAAATCATCGATACCTACATCAGACGTCCAGATCTGGGCCAAGCCCATTCCAACTTTGCCATCTTCTAACAATTGGCCAATTACCAAGGCCCCGGATCTACGGGATGGACTTACATCGAAAGCAAATACAGTAGTCGGTCCAGGAGACAATTTAAGATCTGAATCAGAAGTATCTTCAATAACGCCAATAGGCCAGGGGCTATTTAATGCGGATACCCATCTGCAAAGCATTTCCGTCATGGTTGCTTCGACTGAGTTAGTTGCTACCGCTTCCTCGAGCGTCTCTTCTGTAATTGTGTGTCCGAGAGCAGGATTAGCCAAAGCCCAAGCAGCGCGATCATCAATCTTACAGAAGTCCGGCGCAGAATATTCATACCATCCTAGAGTAGGCGAAGGATATGACAATGCTCTTTCACGTAATTCATTTAATACTGTTGAGAAGTTATCGCCGGCGTTACTCGTTGTCATGGTAACACCCTGAGTCGCTCTAGTTAATGGACGTACTGCGGTCCAGGCCTCTTCAGAGACTTCTCGTAATTCATCGACATATAAGAAATCTGCGTGTTTTCCACGAGATCCATCTCTAGTTGCAGCAACGATCTCATACCTGGCACCTGATTTTAATTGGATTACTTCGGTGCCGTTCGCAAAGCGAATCTTAGCCACCTGCTCTTTAAGAAAGTCATTCCCCTCGATAATCATAGCGATATCACGAAAGACATCGAGCGCCATATTTCTATTGCTACTCATACCAATGACATTCTTAGAACCCCATAAGAACAGATGGCCTAAGATCATGGACTGGGCTAGAAAAGTTTTGCCGTTTTGTCTAGAGATGCACAGGGCAATCGTCTTGCGGCGCCATTTTCCGTCTTTATCCACCTGGAGCATATCGCGTAATACGTGCTTTTGCCAAGGCATAAGTTCCCGGCCAATCTTTTCGCAAAATTCTATTAATTCATCTACGCGACTTTCGCCCTTCAAATAAGGGGTATGGATACGCGGCTCCACGGCTCCCATAAGAGGTTTTTTCTTTTTGCCCCTCGTGGCCTTTGGTTTTAATTGTGCGCCTTCAATTGTCATTAGGCCTGTTCAGGCCTTTCAAATGGTGACTCAGGTCTCAAACTATGCGTAACAGGGAGAGATAAGTCTGCAAAAACAGGGGGGGTCGAAAGTTTCCCACCAAAAAACGACTTCTTGCCCTTACGTGAGTTGCATGATTTACAAGCACTGACCAGGTTGTCTAAATCCCATAGGTCACCACCTGTGGCTCTACTTACAATATGATCTACTGTATCTGCTATACCACCACAGTATGCACATATTCTATCATCTCTATCTAGTATCTCTAAGCGCATACGTTTCCACTTAGTAGTACCTAACTCTTTATTCCTTCTCTTAATGCCAGCCATACACTACCCAGTGTTTATATGCTTTACAGGTATCACCTTGGTATCGTGCATTAACATATTTAATGCCATACATAACCTGCATAGATCCTGACATATCACGGATCATACTATTCTTCAGTTGAGGTATGCCGTAAGCACCACTTACATTATATGCTTTTCTATTCCAGTGTGACTCTTGTATATATAGTCTATTTAGACAATCAAATTGGCTTTTACTTAATACGCCTTTTGCATAGTTTATTGCGTTGATCTTGTCATTTATATGAATCTCTTGCATAGGCGCGTGAGCATAGGCTGGCGAACATAGACCTGCCCCAATAGCGAGAGCAAAACTCGCGAGCAATCCGCGAAGCGGCTCGCGTTGGCGCTTGAAGGCGCCTTTGCCTTTGCTAAAGCGTACCAGACGTGTCAAGTGCTTTAAGTAAAAGTGCAGGTCAGACAGCGTGTCGCGAATCATTTGCGCCCCTTATCTGTTGAATAGAATCCAGTTCCTTTGAATGCAATTCCAGGAGTTGAATAGAATCTAGACATTGGCATTTCACATATTTGACAATCTGGTGTCTCTGGTGTGTTGTATATTGAACACTCAACCTCAACCTGAGACTTACAGTCTATGCATTGGTAGTCGTATTTTGGCATGTTAAGCACTCCAATCCTTCTAGCGTCCAGCCACCACATTTAATACAACGTGTAGGCTCTGGCTTTTCTGATTTGTTATATCCTGCCCTTATTAACAGATTTACGAGATCCTCGAATCTTAGGATCGCTGCGTATTTGCTGGCGTCATCTCCTTGGCCATTTAATCTTGCAACTCCGAATCCCAGCCCAATGGATCTTGCTTCAATTTGCCTGAATAACGCCGGGATAGATAAATCGCGTACCGCTTTGACTTCAACTGAAAATGGTACGCCTTGTATATCGTCCCCTTGCTGCCCAGCACCAATTGAATAAGCGTGTGGCCACCCCTTGTCTTTGAGGTACGAAGCCACATTTTTTTGAGTTTTATATCCACGATGCTTCCTATGCTGACTGGCCATTTGGGCTACCTAGACAATCATGGCAGATAAAGGTACCCAACTCATGAGTACCACCCATCTCTGAATTAGTTATGGACCGGCATACGCCGCAGTAGTCCCAACTCATATCATTAATTTTACCCTGTTCAAGCCTTAATCCTGAATGATCAGGGTAAATTATCTCTACATAT